ATCCTGCAAAACCTCGTGGAGCAAGGCTACAACCCTGCGAAAGAACTCGTTGATGCAGGGGTAATTGAAGAAAGCTTAGTTGGGGGTGGCGCCGGTGCGATATTCCAAGGCCTTGTGGACTTTTTGGTCCGTGGCCGTCCTCGCGGTGCAGCGCCGGATACAGCGGATAGGGGGGAAGAAGGTGAAGCTCCTGCGGAAGCGGGTCCGACCGTTACCGTACCTGAAGAAGAGCTTGCCGCCCGTGAAGAAGAGGCTCTCGCTGCTGCCGAACGGGGTGACGAAGCCGCCTTTGAACAGCCTGATATGTTCTCGCTTGAGCTACAAGCTGCCCGAGAAGCTGCCCCTGAGCCCGAACCCGTCGAATCGGCTATAGAAGCACGGTTCCGCCCCGAAACTGCCATAGCTACGCCTCCCGTAGACCCGCGCCAAAGGGACATGATCGAAGAAGCTGAGACCGCTGAAGTCGAAGCTATGATCCGTGCCGATGAGGACGTAGAACTTGAGCAAATGCAAGCAGAAGAAGACGCTGCATTAGCGGAGCGGCGAGCACAGGAAGCGGCGCGAGCGGATCGTGACGTAGCTCGCCAAGCACGGTTACAGGCGGAGTCTGAGCTTGAGACCTTAGAGGGGCGGCGGCTTAGTGCTCAAGAGCGCGCAACGGAAGAGCGGCGCCGGAGTATCCTGCTAGATACGATTGAGACCACGCCGAGTCGGAACTATACGACCGTTGCCCGGGCCTATACGAGAACGCTTCAAGAACAAGGGTTCCGCGACACCGCACCGACGGAACAAGAAGTTGCCACTATTCAACGTGCAGTAAACGTGCAACAGGCCGTGAAGGCTCCGCCGGAGCAGATCGAAGCCGCACCTGAAGCTACTGAGCTTTCTGAGCTAGAGGCGCAAATCCCTGAGCGTCGCGCTCGTCAGGAAGCAGTTGCACCGGAGCCGGAAGTGGCGCAAGTTACCCCTGAAGCCATTACGCCGGAGGGGGCGCCGAGTGAACCCGTTGCAGCAGTTCCTGAACCTACCGTCGAGCCCAGAGCAGCTACTCCAAGAGCTGAGCCTGCCCCAAGTGGAGTTGGCCCTGCAGACGGTGGAGCAGTCGCTGGTGTGGTACGAGACGGAGGACGGGGACGAGGAGCACGGCGTGCTGGAGTTGAACCCGAGGTTAGTGCCGTCGTCCCTGAAGCACCTGCAGCCCGACCAGTGGCGCGTCCTAGCGTACCTCCTGCAGAGCCTGTGGATGGAGCGGGAGCACAGCCTCGTCCACTAGAGACGGATGCGGCAGCACTCCAGTCCTTAGGTACCAAGAAAGGTACCGCTGACGACAAGGCCATGCAGGCCTACCTTAGCGCTGGGCGTAACCTCGATCAGTCTATCCGCTCCCTAGCCTACGACCTTGTAAACCGAGAAACCGATGCTCCTGCAGAGGGCGTCAAAGGTATCGGTGGTACTCCCGGTAAGGGTGGAAAGCTGGCCCCCGCTGATCGTGCCCTGCGTTGGATTCGCTCCAACATGAGCCCCGAGACCAATGCACGGTTGAACGAGGCGGTTCAACGTGAAGTGGAAGACGTTAGAAAGGTAGCGATCTCCACCAAGATTCTTCAGACGGACCCCGATAGTGCGGCACCGATTGATACGACCTCTCAGCGGGTCAAGCTCGCCATGGAAATGGCTGAGCTGGTGTCTCAACCGAACCCCGACTTCGAAGCCATTGCACCTATCCGTAAGAAGCTCAGCCGCCTGTTGGAGCTGCAAACCGCACTGGATACCCCCTTGCCTGATGGGACGTTGCGTGCGCTTCAGAACAACAACTTAGCTGACGCGTTAAAGAGCATTGCCGAAAGTGTTGGGGTGCCGGCGCTTCGTGGTATTGCTACGCGGCTTGCTGCCGTTGTCGGTAACACAAAAGTGCAGGTCCAAGAAAACCTGACGAACGAAGCCGGCATGCCGATTGCTGGCATGTTCGATCCTAGCACTAACACCATAACGTTAGACGCAGCTCGCGGGATGAATACGCACACCGTGATGCACGAGATGACGCACGCAGCTACGGCTGCTGCCATCGCCAACCGGCCTAATAGTGCACCGGTCAGGCAGCTAAAGCGCATCTTCGACGAGGTAAAGGACCAGCTCGACACCTTCTATGGTACGCAGTCCCTCGACGAGTTCGTCTCCGAGGCGTTCAGTAACCCGCTGTTCCAGCAAGAGCTTGCGAAGATTAAGGTCCCGCGTAGCCCGTACACCTACTGGCAGCAGTTTAAGAACGCTGTAGCAAACGTTATCCGAGTGCTGCGTGGACAAGAGACCAAGAGCCTGTCTAACACGCTAGATATGACGGACCGGCTGGTCAGTGATCTGCTGGCCCCGGCGCCTGAGTTCCGTGACGCAGGTAAGCTCCTCATGGAGACCACGCAGCCGCAGGTCTCTAAGCTCGCCAAGCGCATGGATAGCATCCAGAAGGCACTTCCCGAATCAACTCAGGGAGCGTTCGAAAACTTCACGGCCAGCGTCAGTGCGTTCCTTGAAGGCGCCGCGATGCCTAAGGCTAAAGAGTGGCTGCTGGCTACCCTACCGTTCCAAGCCCTTGCGGACACCGCACAAAAGCGTGGGGTCGAAGGTGCGTTCGATCTTCAAAAGGCGATTAACGAGCAAGAAGGCCGCATGGCTCAGTCCGATGAGCAGATAGATGTGGTGCTGCGTGAAGCCGAAGGCTGGATGAAGAAGAACCCCGATAGGGTCGATACCTTCAACAATGTGGTTTACACCAGCACGGTGGAACAAGTTGATCCCACTCGCCCGCAAAAAGACTACGAGCAGTCGAGCGAAAACCCGAGCCTCAATAACCTCGGCAAAGAGTTCAAGCCTGAGCAAGTCGAAGTATGGAAGCAGCTCAACAAGGACCTGAAGTCCATGCCCGGGGCGCAGCGCATCTACACGATGATGCGTGATACCTACAAGACCAAGTACGAGCAGCTTAAAGATGTGATCTATGGACGCATCGACGACATTGCTGAGCTGGATGACGCTGCACGGAATACGCTCAAGAAGGAAGTTTACGACCGTATCTTCAGCGAAGGGACGATTGATCCCTACTTCCCGCTGACCCGTACGGGTAACTTCTGGCTGTCCTACGTCACTTCCAATGGCGAGTTCAACGTAGAAGCCTTTGAGTCCCCCCTCGCCCGGGACCGTGCAATCATGCAGCTAGAAGCCGATACCGAAGTGGATTCGGCAACGTTGCAGAAGTTCCAGAACATCACGCAGGCGTCGTTCGACAACGCTCCCTCTACGTCCTTCGTGGGGCAGACGCTGCAGGTGCTTCGCGCAAACAAAGTATCGGAAGAAACGCAGACCGAGATCGCACGGCTGTTCGTTGAAGCACTACCTGAGTCCTCTTTCGCTAAGTCGTTGCAGCGACGGAAGGGCACGCTCGGCTTCAAAGAAGACTCTATCCTCGCCATGAAGCAGAAGGCTTACGACCTTGGGCGGCAAGTGGAGCGCCTGCGTAGCGCCGCAGAGATTCGCCGCATCAGCGACGGTATCCAAGAACAGTTCGGCCCCGGTGAGAATAAGATCGTCATCGAAGAGCTGCTGCGTCGGGCTCGCTTTGCGACCAACCCTCCTGCGGATAACCTTGCGCGAAATGCAAACCGGCTAGCCTTCTTGGGCACCATCGGCTTCAACGCATCGTCCGCGCTGGTCAACCTCTCGCAGATTCCCCTCGTGGTGGTGCCGTTCCTGTCTGGGAAGTACGGCTTCAATGAGTCCATAAAGGCCACCAAAGACGCCTACAAAATGATCTTTGGTAGCGGGACCAAGCGGAAGATTCGTTTGCTCACGGGCGAGACTGAGGCAGGGGATGCGGACGTGGAAGTGGGGGCCATGCCCTCCATCGACAACTACTACGAGCTGGACGCCGACGGTAACTTCAAGATTCGTGACGACATTAAGTTGCCGGAAGACCCGAAAGAGGCTCAAGAGTTCCGTGCACGGCTAGAGCGGCTACGTCCCCTCGTGCAAGAAGCGAGTGTCCAAGGTCAGCTCAACCGGTCTCTGTTCTACGATACGCTCGGCATTGAGTCCTCAGGCCGTGACCGGAACATTTGGGACCGCATCAATGCTTGGTCCGCTGCAGGCTTCCATGCGGTAGAACGTGCCAACCGTCAGGTGGCTTTGATTTCTGCCTACGAGCTTGAGCTGAACCGGTTAGAGACCAAGCCGACGAAGGAAGAAGCTAACCTCAGCACGGAAGAAAAGCAGCAGCTTGCCGCTGGCACCGCTCTCTACAACGCTCAGCAAACGAACGGTGGGTCCGTGCTTGCTACGGCACCTCGCATCGCGCAGCAGGGTATTGGCCGTGTGGCGATGATGTATAAGTCCTACGGCATTCAGATGTACTACCTGCAGCTCAAGCTGTTCCGCGACATGTTGGCGTCCAGTGGCTTGCCCGTTGAGCAACGCAAAGAGGCAATGCGGCAGCTCGCTACCATCCAGCTCTCAGCGCTGATGTTCTCCGGGGTGCAAGGACTAACTATTGTCGGCATGGCTACGGCTGTAGCTAACTTGTTCCGTGATGACGACGAAGAAGACGCCGAGACCTCACTCCGTAAATACCTCGGAGAGGGCTGGTATAAGGGCCCGGTGAACCAGATTCTGGGTGTTGATGTGGCATCGCGTATCGGCCTGTCTAACTTGTTGTTCCGCGAGAATCGGTTCAACCGCGATCCGTCCAACGAAGAAACCCTTGTGCAAGCCCTTGGCGGCCCGGCGTGGAGCACGACTTCCCAGTTCATTCGGGGCTTCCAAGAGATCATGCAGGGGGATGACCTGATGCGTGGTCTTGAAACCATGGCACCTGCTGCCGTGCGAAACGCGCTGAAGACCATCCGCATAGCCAACGCTGGAGGATATGAGACCCGGCGCCTTGACCCGATTACTGATGACGTGACCATGGGCATGTTGGCGGCGCAGCTCATGGGCTTTGCCCCTGCCGAGTACACGCGCATTCAAGAGATGAACTCGTCCACCAAGGGTATCGACCTCGCAACTAACGAGCGACGTACCAAGATTCTGCGCAAGCTCTATGTGGCTCTCCGGGCTCGGGACTTCGATGAAGTGCAAAACCTGCGGGAAGACATCGCGGAGTTTAACCGGGACCATCCCGACCCTGACATCCGCATTACGCCGGATACTGTTAAGCGGTCCATGAACGGACACATGCAGCGTAGCGTTGAGATGTACAACGGGATCACAATCAGCCCGAACATGAAACGCTCACTAGAACGTCATAGGGCTGAATACAAAGACTAATTCAATGGAGTAACGCACGGGCCGCATTGATCGGGGGGATCAGTGCAACAGTCACCACGTACGAGCAAAATTGGGCGGGTGGGTGAGTTCTTCGTAGCCTACGTGCTAGAGAGGCAGGGCGTCGAGTGCCACCATGTAGACAGATTCGGCATGGACCTGTGGTGCAGGTTGCCAGACCAGCGCCTTGTCACCGTAGAAGTTAAGACCTGCACGGCACCTCGCAGACGCGGAGCCCACCTCCCTAATTACTACTTTTCAACAAATAGCCGCAACGCTGACTGGTACGCCCTCGTGGCGCTCGATATTGAGCAGGTGCTGTTTATATCCATGCACGAGATAACTGCGGTGAGCCTACGCATAAAGCCTTACGACTTCACCGCAGAGCGGTGCGTAGAGTCCATAGAGCGATTCTTGGGGAAAAAGACCCCCGCCGAAGCGGGGGCTAGAGAGGAGAACAACAGCCGGGAGAAGGCTGTCTTGGATAAAGTATCATAGGACCCGCCAGAAGCGTACCCCCCACCTGCCGTTTTCTATCCGGTGCCGCCACTCCACCCGAAAACCTTTTCTCCTTGTAATTTCAAGCACTTGCTCGCGGCAGTTGATGGTGTCTACGCACGGAACAAACAACGAGCTACCTACTACAAACTTGTCCCAGTCAACTAGTATGGTGACACCATCAGGCCGGAGTTCATCCTTCCTCAATGGGCGTTTGAACTGGATCATCTTCTACGTCTTCAGCTAGCCGATCACTAACGAAGGATATGGTTGTAACCGGGGGCGTTACGGTCGAAGTGCCCTTACCCATACGCATCTTCATCCGAGTCGCTTTCAGCTCCTTCGCCATCTCTTCACAGAGCTGTGCGTAGTTGATCTGCTGCTCGATGCACCATGCCTTGAAGTCGCTAGCTAGGAAGTACCAGCGGTTAGTGTCCGTCTCGTAGCGCACGATGAACGCCCCACGGGGGGTAGCCTCCGGCATCACAAGCTGATCGAGCCCGTTGCCGTTCTCTTTCCCGCGCCGGTCCTCCGTGCTCTTTATGCGCAAAGTGTTGGCCCACCGGGACTGGATGTACTCTGCGGCGATAGATTCAGCCGACGTGGTGTCTGCGTCAGTGGCACCCTTATTCTGAATGATCGCTTGAAGGCACCACTTAAACAGCGCCGCCATGTCAAAGTTAACCATCCCTAACTTCTTCAGCAGTAACCCACCGGCAAGGACGCGGGACACCCCCTCAGACCAAAAACGGTTTTCCGAGGTCAGCCCGGCGCGCCGGTCAAGCTGTAGCTGCAAATCCTCTACCAGCTTGTTCACCTCGACTTTGTTCCGCATGTAGTACTGCACGAGAATGGGACCGACGTGCCCATAGTGCTCAAAGATGTCTCTGTTAAACTTATCCGTCAGTGGCTTGTCCGATACCTCTTTGAACACCTTCTCCGCACGAATCTCAAGAACCCGCTGGGCCTCCGCTTTCGGCATTGCTTTGGTGGCACTGATGCGTTCAACAACGCTGGTGTTCCCCGTCGATATAGCCAGCAGCTTCCAGTCACCGCCTTGATGGCGGAACTCATTGGTGCTGCCCTTCATGCGCTTCTTCTGCTTACCCCCAGTGAACTGGTAGGCTAAGTTTGATAGCGCCTTTCCACCCATATTGGTGATCTCGTCCAAGAACAAGGGTAGGTTCTTATTCAGTTCCCCCTGCATCATCTTGGCGTTATCAGTATCGCCTTCGCCCATTATCTGGCCCTTGGGATGCCCCCAGATTGACGCGCCCGCAAGCATGGCCGTGGTCTTCCCGAGCCCCGAACCCTTGCTCCATAGGTGCGTGAGCATGGCGTGAACGGTGGAGTTGTGCATTAAGACCGAGCCTGCAGAGGCACACATAACATATTGGAACAACTCTTGCCCCGGCTGGTTCAAGAACTCCATGGTTTGTTTCCAACCTTCCAGCGTACCCTTCGGCTCGTACAAGTGCAGAACTTGCGTAGTGCTTATGGTAGGTGCGTTGTCCGCTACGTGGTCTGCGAAGTACTCTTTACTCCCAAGCACGAAAGACGTTCCGCTCTCGTCGGTAAAACCAAACTGCCGCCGTGCATTGTCTTGTTTGGAAGTCCTTCTTAGCTCCTGTACCCAAGCGTCCATGTAATTCAATACCTCGTCTGCGTTGCGAAGGATCGTTACGCCTTCGTCAGCCAAAGCCTTCCTGAAATCATCCCGGGTCACGAGCATCCGCTGCGGGATCACGAACTCCCGTACCCCATCCATGTGGCAGTGGGCGCGGAGAAGTATGCAGTCCTTCAGCTCGGGGTCCCGAATCCGCCGTACGATGTAGAAGTCATCGGGGTGTACTAGCTTGATGTCGTCATCACCCTCTTCATCACCCTGCACTTTCTTGTAGACGCCTCCGTTGACGCCTCGGAAGTACGGTGCTGGGTAAGGGGGGATGATAAAAGTCTGAGGCTCCGCCTCCCTCGCGACCAACGTGCCTACAACAGCGACCCCTTCGTTGCTCTCGGGCTCCTTAACGCGGCTGCCTATGGTGATCGGCGACTTGATCTTTCCCCAGTTGGGGCAGTCTTGGCAGAGCCCGGGGTTGTATTCGTCAAAGCGGCTGCAGAGATACGGTCCCTTGATGTTGCTGAACTTCGCTATGGTCTCGTCGGGGTCATAGTCCGGGTGCCGCTTAGAGATGGCATGGGCGGCTTTCTCGCCCTCCACCGTGAACTTGGTAATGGACAGGCCTGCGCGCCACAGCGGCTCGTCTATGGAGTCTTGATGTCTGACGATGTACTCAAGCTGCGCGCAACCCTCGCCAGCCTTGGTCTTGTCAATAATCTTTTTGAACGAAGACTCTTTGTTCCCCGCCAGTGCGTTCATGAGCGCACTGCTCTGCTGCACGTCCACCTTGATGGCGGGGGTAAAGACCCCCAACTTTGCCGAAAACGCATCTAGGGTAGTCGGCTCTACGAACTCGTTACCTAGCACCTGCACAGGTGCGGGCTCGCCCTTGTAGTTGTGGGTGCCCGGGACCCTCAGCACTCGCGCCGCGTCCGAGGTCACTGCCGGGTCGGCATGTAACTTCTTGGCTTCACAGGCCTTCTTCAGCCGTTCCGCCACACCGCGCCACTCCTCTACCGAGACAGATTCGGCGAGGGGCCAGTACGCATGGATGCCGCGACCCGAGTTGACGAGCTGAGGCTTAGGTAGGTCTAACTGCCCACAGAACTTCTTGAGAGCATCCAGTGCTTCCCGCTGACTGGGGTAGTCCTTGGTAGGCCCGCAATCCAGATCAACAAACATTGCCCGCATGGATAGGGCGTTGTCTGCACGGCGACGGTCCTCAGAGCCAAAGGTTGCCAGCCCATAAAACACGTCGTACCCATCTGCGTCTAACTCGTATGCTCGGTCCAGTAAATCATCAACGGAGGTGTGGAACTCTTGCTTCCTGCTATCGTCGCTCTTCCTGACGGCGAAAGTGCAGTAGCGTCCATCTCCCCCTAATACACGCTGCAAAAATTGTTTTGTGTCCATATCCCACCTGATTGATAGAGACACCGCGACAGGGGCGCTGCAGTACCCTTTTCGGTATTAACCTAGTCGCGGTGCTGGGGGACTCTTAGTCGTCCCAGAGTGAATCAACGATGTCGCCGAGGTCGTCTTCCGCAGGTGGCGGCTCGGTCTTCTTAGCCACCTTCTTCGGTTCCTCGACAGGCTCGTCTTCCACTTCTGCTTTGATCGCGTTTACACGCTTCTTGGGAGCGGGCTTCGGTGCTTCTTCTTGCACCGTCACCTTCTGGACACCATCGGTCTGTGCGACAGTCATGGTGATGGCCCGCTTCGTGTCTTGATGCTCGCGCATCTCGATAGCTTTTTCCAGCTCCTCTTCGGTCAGAGGACGCACGGGCTTGAAGAACAGCTTCGGAACTTCACTGTTTTCGTCAAAATACATCTCGGTGACGATAGCTACGGCGGGCATATCGTTGGCACGAAGGAACTTGGCGTATGCCTGCATGGGCATCTTGCCGTCCTTGGACTCCCCGAAGATAGACGTGGCAGGAAGTTGTAACTGATAAACCTCGTCCAATTTCTGAGGAAAGGCGATAGCGAGCCGCTGCGAGAAACGGCAGGCACGGCCTTGCCCGGCACCGGAGCCCTTAATGTTCTGCGGGCAGTCCATGCACCGTGCTGCTTGGCGCTGATCTTCCGGCACATCTGCTGCTGGGGCGTTGGTATCTGCAGACCAGCACACGGGCGGCTCGGGGTTCTTGGGATCGTAGGTACCCTTGTAGTAGGTCCGAGCGATCTTGGCTGCGTCGATGATGACCATCTCCATGGAGTCGTTCTTGCTGACCCGCATCTCTTCGCCGTTGACCACCTGACGGAACTTGCCACCACGCAGACTGATTCGGCGGTTTTGCGCACCGCTACCAGCCCCGCCGGACAGGTTATCGTTAAGGTCTTTCAGCTTGGCAAACAGATCGCTGCTGACCAGCGAGTTACCCTTAAACACATCTACTTCACTCATGGTGTTCTCCTCTTAAGGGGTGCAAGTCACGTTGCCCAAAAGGTCCGTAGAGCAGCGCTTCCCATTGGAATAAACCTGCCCGCCTAAACCATCGGGGCGTGACGAAGTGCCATTGTTATAGCGCCAACCGCCCAGACCATCGGGCCTAGCGGAGTAGCCGTTGTTACCACGGTAGCCGCCTAACCCATCAGGGTTGATGCTTTGGTTGTACCCGTTGGGGCCATTGACGTTAAAGCCACCCAGCCCGTTCGGGTTAACGGTCACGCCGCCAGAGCAGTTGTAACCACCGAGCCCGTTAGGAGCGCAGCGTTGTTGTGCGGCTTCTGCTCCGGTTGTTGCGAGCAGTACGATCATTGCAAGCGTAGTTTTCTTCATAACGTTCTCCTCAGACATCTTCGTCGGCATCGAAGGACGGCGGTGCCGCCTCTTCTGGCATTTCCAACGGCAGCTCTAGCTGCTCGGGGGCGCCTTCTTCGGGCACCTTTGGGGCGGTGATGAACGCCTGCTCCATGAAATGCTGCTCAATTTCCTTGAGCTTGAAGCGGTAGGTCTGGCCCATCTTGACTACGGTACCCATGGGGAAAACGTTCCCCCTGCGTATCCATCCCCCTACAGTGTGCGGAGAGACGCCAAAATGGCTCGCCAGCTCCTCCCGTGTGCAATACCCTGAACTCATACAGTTACCCTCACTTTTTTCGCACAAATACGGTGTACTCGGATTCCACATTCAGCCCCGGTGGAACCTTATCGGGGTTCTCTTCCAAGAACTGCCTCACGTTTGACTGGTTCAGACGCTTGTCAAAGAACTCAGGCAGGTTGTTGTCCATGATGAACTGATACATGGACTCCCAGTCACTGGTCCAATAACGGCTCTTCACCTGCCGGTAGAAGACACCCTCGGAAGTTTTCACGCTCTCGACGTTATGCTCCTTGCAGTGATCTAGCAGGGCGTGTTTGATCTTGTCCTGCTTCTCACGCAGCTCGCCGTCTTGAGCCTTGAACTCAGCGGCCAGCTTCGACCGCATATCGCGTAACTTGATGTACGCTCTAGTCAGTTTTTCCAGCGGAATGCTAGTTTCCATGAGCTTCTCCTCTCTTGGAGAAGCTACAATATCGTACAAAATAGTCCTAGTCAAGCAAATCTTTGTATAAATCGACAATCTTAGTGTGTACGTTGATTCTGTTATCTAATAAGTTATATACACGCTTTTCGACACTCGATCCTTGAAGCTGGACCACCGTGCACTTATGCTTCTGCCCTGAGCGGTGCACCCGGGCATTGGCCTGAGCATAGGTCTCCAGCGAACTCGTCGGCCCCCACCACACGACGGTGTTGGCAGCGGTCAGCGTCACCCCATGGGCCGCAGCTTGCGGCTGAATAACGAGCACTCGGGGGTCATCTTGGGTCTGAAACCGCTTGAATATCTCCGTACGCTTACCTGCCGATACGTCGCCGGATATGAACTCGGCGGTAATCCCGTCCCTGCGAAGTCGCTCGACTAGGATTTTGATGGTGTGCCGGAACGGTACGAAGATGAGCACCTTCTGGCTGGACTCGTCGATAACCTCTCTAAGCACGTTGTAGCGGTTCTTGATGTCGAACTCGATGGTCTCGTGGTCGTCGGAGTACACGGCCCCACAACTAATCTGCATCAGCTTGTTCATCATGATGGCGGCGTTGGCGGCAGTGATCTCTTCTCCGTCCGCACGCACCAGCATCTGGTCGTGGAGCTGCTGGTAATACTTTTTCTGTTGGGCTGTGAGGGGCACCTCACGTTTGACGTAAGTCATCTCCGGCAGGTCAAGACATTGGTCCTTGGTGAAGCGAATGGCGGGCTGCAAGGCCTTGAACACCGTCTCGGTGGCGTCTTCCTTGGGCACCCACTTAAACCGAGTCACCTGCCACATAACCTGCTGGCGGAACGTGCCGAAGAACTTGGGCACTGAGTTGGGGTTAACCATCTTGGCTATGCCGTAGGCATCGAGGGGGCTCTGGGCAGCAGGGGTGCCGGTCATCATCCACAGCCAAGTGTTCGGCTTGAGCAAGCTGTTCAGCACCTTCCAGCGGTTGGTCTGCGGGTTCTTATAGTGCGTCGCCTCATCCACGATGATGAGATCAAAGTTGTTTTCTGCAACTGCGTCGGCTACGACCTCAACACCGTCGTAATTAATTATCACGAACTCGGCGTCGCTCTCGATAACTTTGCGGCGCTTGTCCTTGGACCCATGGGCGATGTCTACCCGGCGGTGCATGGCGAACTCAAACAGGTCTGACCGCCACGCCGAATCCATAATGGATAGGGGGCACACGACCAGCACTCGGTTCACCTTCCCCTGCTTCATGAGAAAGTCCGCCGCCCAGATGGCTGAGGCTGTCTTGCCAGTGCCCTGCTCGTTGAAGCAGAACGCCCGCTTGTGCATGGTCAGGAACGCAGCCGTGGTCTTCTGATGCGCGAAGGGTTTGTGCTTACCGGGCCAGTTGTACTGCCCTTCGATGGGGGAGGGCACCCGGATGTTTAGGTTCTTGAGGACGTGCGCCTCGTCGATGCCCCACTTCACCACCACTTTGTTGTCATCAAGAGATTTAGACTTCGGTATAACGGTAGTCACTTTCTGAGGATGACGTAGATTCAGTAGGATTGCTGCGTTGTTGATTACTTTCATAGTTTCCTAAACCGCTCCATGGGGATATAGACACACTCCTCAATATCCCTGCTGTCGTTGCGGTCATAGCGACCGCCCTCTCCCGTTTGTTCGTTATCCTCTAAGCGCGTAATGAACACCCCGTCAGTGAACCGCACAAAGAGCAGAGCCCGTAGCTGGTGCGCCTTAGCGGTCGCCAGCATCGCTCGTACCTTACTGGCACTTATCATGTACGTCGGGTACGCATCACTAGCATTCCGTCGGTTCTTGATCTCCACCAGTGCGAAGGGGGTGCCATCTAGCCGCGCCATATACCCGTCGAACGATGCAAGGGGTACGGTCTCGATGTACAGGAATTTGTACCCTTTGCGCTGAAGGTACTCCACCACACCTAACTCTCTAGCTTTGTCGGCTTTCGTCTCGTATATGGGGCGCATAACTATTTCTTTTTCTTATAATTCCTGCTGCGATTCTTACTGCGGCTCTCGATCTTGTAACCGTCCTTGTTGCTGCCACCGCGACTCAGAGGCTTGTTATGGCTAACATCCTTGCCCTCACGCTTGTCGGCTTTACCGTTCTTGTTGCGGTCCACACCTTTCTTGTCCACAGCCCGCCGCGCACGTTGGCGCTCCATGCGGTCCTCATGCTCACCGCGAGCCTTCTGCTGCTCGTACTCTTTCTTGTACGGACGCTTCTTGTTCACATACGGCATCTCAATTCCTCCCGTTGTGCGGGCATGCGAGCACCGCACAGTGACGACGACACAGGCCACTCGGATTAGGGTTCCAGACATCGACCTCAAACGCCTTCTTCATGCGTTCAAAGTCCCCCAACCACTTGGCCCACAGCTTGCCTTCCTGATCGCGCCCGTAGCTGTCCTTAATCATCTTCCTCGCTATGGCAAACAGCAGGCCACCTCGGACCTTCTGCACCTGCGGGAAGTGCTTAAACACTGCAAGCGCCATCAACTCTAGCTGGCCCGTATCTGCGTACCGGGTGTTACGACCAGTCTTGTAGTCGATCACCCATGCTGTCTCACCGTCCAAGATGATGAGGTCAGCGATACCTCGGAACCACACGTTGTCGTCCTTGAAGCCGCATGGCTCTAAATTCTCTGTCAGTCCCAGCTCGTACTCGCACAGCTTCTCACCGGGCTTGGCGACCAGTGCGTCCAGCATGGGCCTTGCAAACTCAAACTTGGGGTCTAGCTCCGCGCCGTCCCGAATGTACACCTCACATGCTTCATGAAACGCGGTGCCATACAGCATGGCCTCCGTCTCCGGCTCCTTGTAGTCCTTCACCACCTTCAGGTGATAGAACTGCCTCGGACACTTCTCAAAGGCTTTGATCTTACTGAACGACCACGGAGCTACACTCATTTATCTCTCGTTAGTAGATGTAGTTTGGGTTTTGGTGTACCCACTCTACATAAATTCCGGTGCTTTCCTGCCCAAGGCGAAGCACCATTTCATCGCCTTCGTTGGGGCAGGTCTCGTTATGGCACTCGTATACGATACAGGTACCAGCCAACTCTTGGTTATAAAAATACAGCGCCACTTCTTCTTCATCGAAGGCGTTAGTCCTTGCTCCCGACATATCACTCTCACAGAACATGGGCGCGTCGGTGCCGTTTACATCTATGCGAAAGTAGGTCAGCACGGCTTTCTGCTTCATGTGCTCGTCTGAGTGACACTCCGGGCACTCTATTTTTGTGGTATTAATCATTCGCAGTCTCCATAGCTTCTCCCAATGCCGGACTCGCAGTCGATGGGTAGGCCATTGGCCCAGTCAGGCACCCACCTCATGCAGGCCTCGACGTACGCTTGTGCCTCCTGCACCTTGTCTTCAGGGACGCAGCAGACGATGGAGTCATGCACTGTCAGAACCACGCGGTAGCGTTTGGCTATGCGTAGCATCTGTTCCCCGATAATACACCGAGCGACGGCTTGGCATACGTTCTCTGTAACTTTTCCACCATAGATACGGGTTCGGCCTCGTCGGGTCTTGTAGCTGTACTCAGGGCCCTTCTCGCCCGGCTCAAAGCCCAGCTCGTCGTAGCGCATGAGTAGCCCGGAGGGTAGGCGGATAGCGGACTCA